TACAAACTGTTTCTGTAGAGCTTGAGATGTATCTAAGTTATGGCGCTGGTGAGGTCGAAGCCACATTGTTTGCCAATTTAGGCACAGGTACCTCCGAACTAACCATCTCGCCATCAGGCACGACAGAAGGCACGTCAAACCCTGAGTTCACAATCATTAACATGCAGCTCGTTGACTACACACCAATCACTGGCTCTGTAGGCGAACTGTCAATGATTACCGCGTCATTCATCGGCGGTACCTACGCTCGAGACATCATCCCACCACCATAAACAAAGGAACCCGACATGAAACTAACCCTGAAGGTAGACGCGGGCGAAGGCCCGTACGAAGTCACGACCAGTCTGTACGTCATTGTGCAGTGGGAACGCAAATACAAGCGCAAGTCAAGCACTATTGGTGAGCAAGGCATAAGCATTGAGGACTTGGCTTTTATGGCTTACGAGTCAAGCAAGGTCGCTGGCATCACAGTGCCCGTAGTGCTTGACGACTTTATTAAACGCCTAGTGACTTTAGAAGTGGTGGATAATGATCCGGCAAACCCTACCCAAGCGGAACCTACCGCCATTCCCTAGCAAGTCTTCTAGTAGCCACAGGCTGGTGGCCACCTGCTGTAGAGTTTGACATTGCTGATCTAAATACCACGATCAAGTTGTTAAACGAAAGCCGAAAGCAATGAGCCTTGAAACTACTGCCGAAATTACAGGCTTGAAGCAGGCATTGTCAGAGCTGAGCAAGTTAGACAAGTCAGCGCGCTTTAAGGCTGCCGCCAAGATTAAGGCCAGTAGCCCGGCGATGCTTGAAAAGGGCCGTGAGCAGTTTCCTGCCGATATTGGTATCTCTGTCATTCACGGCTGGGGGCGTAGCAAAAAAGGCAAAAAAGGCAGACTTGCCTACGACAAAACCGCTGTGGACAAAGGTGTGCAAATCATGGTTGGTGGTCGTGCACGTGGTCAAGGCATCACACCGCTAGTCACTCTGGTGCAAAAAGATGCAGCTGGCGCACTGTTCAGCCAGGCAGGCACAAAAAATATTAGTGACTTTTCACGCTTGCTCACTAACACTTTTGGCAAACCGCAGCGCGGATTGTGGCGCTCTCGAGCGTTCATTGCAGAGCAAGGCACCGCTGACATTATGAAAGCCGTAGAAGAAGTAATCGCTGACGCTAACCGCGCATTACAAGCAAGGACATCTGGCTAATGGCTATCTACCTACCAATCGTTACGCAATTTAACCCAAAGGGATTGAAGGAAGCCGAAAAGGGCTTCAAGGATCTAGAGGGCGCGCAGGCCAAGGCAAAGTACGCGCTAGGCAAAGCCAACAAATATGCAGCCGTTGCACTTGGTGGTTTAGTTGCTGGCCTTGGTGATGCTGTTAAGGGTGCTATGGAAGATGAGCAAGCGCAGGCAATGCTTGCGCGTCAGCTACAAAAAACCACTGCAGCGACTGATGCACAGATTAAGGGTGTTGAGTCCTACATCACACAGCAAGGCAAACTCAAGGGCGTTACCGATGACGAGTTAAGGCCAGCATTAGCTGGTTTAGTCCGGGCAACGATGTCAATTGACGAAGCCCAAAAAGCAGCAAATTTAAGTATGGACATAGCCGCGGCGAAGGGCGTGTCGCTTGAAAGTGTCACAAAAGCCATGGAAAAGGCATATGGCGGCAACATGACTGCCCTAGCAAAACTGTCACCAGAGCTACGCCAGATGATTAAAGACGGCGCAAGCATGGAAGAAGTCATGGCTGAAATGGCTGTTACTTTTGGCGGTGCCGCCACTGATTCTGCTAACACTGCTGCAGGCTCTATGAAGCGTTTAGGCGTTGCCTTGGGTGAAGCCAAAGAAGGTGTAGGCGCTGCACTGTTGCCTATCCTCGAAAAGGCTCTGCCGGTCTTGCAATCGTTTGCTACGTGGGCACAAGACAACCCGACACTGATCACGGCTGTCGCAGCTGCTTTTGGTGTTATGGCTGCAAGCATTGTGCTAGTTAACGCAGCTATGGCCCTTAACCCTGCAGTGCTAATTACGGCTGGCATTGTTGCTTTAGGCGTTGCACTTGTAATGGCCTACAAAAAGTTTGACACTTTCCGCGCTGTTGTGCAGGCTGTTGCTAATGGCGTTGCTGGATATTTTGAGTTCATCGCTAACGCATATATCAAGATGATTAACTTGGTGATACGTGGCATCAACTTAATTAAGCCAGGCAAAGACATCGGGCAAATTGGGCAGGTCAGTTTTGGCAGGCTTGGCGGTGATGATGGCGGCGATGGTGGCGCTAACCCTGCAGGACTTGACTACAAAGCAATGGCTACCGGCGGTGTTGTGACAAGCCCTACCTTTGCCCTTATTGGCGAGGCAGGCCCAGAGGCTGTTATCCCATTGTCAAAAATGGGCAGTATGGGCGGTGGCGGTGTCACTATTAACGTCAATGGTGGCGACCCGAACGCTGTGGTTGCTGCATTGCGTACCTATATGCGTCAGAACGGCTCTGTGCCTATCAAGACAAGCAACGCGTTCTAATGCCTTTGTCCTACATTGTTCAGTATTCAACTGACAACGTGACATGGACAACCCTGTCCAATGTGCAAGCCATCAACATCAACATTGGCCGTCAGGCAATGCTTGACCAATACAGCGCGTCTACAGCGTCGTTAACAATTCGCTACCCAAACGGCTACGCCAGCCCAATTGCTGACATGGTTTCTGGAACATTAATTCGCATTCAAAGCCCAAACACGGTTGACCCGTACTACTCTGCATACTTTGGGCGCATTAAAGACGTCAATGTCACCTATGGCATCCCTTACCAAAGCAGTGTCGGCAACGCAGATTACCTTAACGTGACCATTGAAGGTTTTTTTGCTTCCGCTTCCCGAATGCAAGGCAACTCATACGCGATGAGTGCTGGCCTGCTATCAGCGCAACTTGGAAATATGTTGACCGAAACTTTAATAACAGTGCTTTATGGTTTTAACCCCTCAATGGGTGCAGCAACAATTAGTTCAAGCTGGGGCGACTGGCTCAACTCTGTTTTGGTGACAACTAATGGCCGTATGACTGACAGCCAACAAGTTGAAGGAATTATTCTTAAAGGGCCGTTTAACCAAAGCACTTGCACAGTTAACTTTTCTGATGTTGCCAACAACGCCACCAATCAGGTGTACGACCAAACAACATTTGGCTCATTGTCAGACAACTTTTTTACTCAGGTCACGGTTGACCCGGCTGACTATGCAGCGCAGACTGTCACCAAAACCGCAGCCGTTAAGCCTTACCGAACCTACGCAGTCAACACTCTTTCGGCTTCCGCTAGTCAGGCACTTGACCAAGCCAACTTCCTGCTCAGCCAGTACCAAACACAAAAATTTGCTCTTACTTCTGTGTCGTGTTTGGCTGAAGCTCAATCGTCTTTCAAATTGGACAAGATGGGTTTAACGCAGCTGGGCGAAATTATTGGTTCACGGGTTAGCGTCACTTTTCGTGGCACTGTTTACTACTCGGTCGTTGAGGGTATTACTGTCACGGCCACGCCTGAATCTTCTCGATACACGTATTACCTTTCGGGTGCTGATCTAAACAACTATTTCATTTTGAATGACACGGTGTTCGGCAGGCTCGACTTCAACAAGTTAGGATATTAACTATGGCTATAAAGACTTTTACAACGGGTGAGGTGCTGACGGCTGCCGATACGAATACGTATTTGGCTAACTCAGGGCTGGTCTATGTCACGACTGCAACTGCTACAAGTGGCAGTACTTTAAGTATCTCAAATTGTTTTACAAGTACTTACGATGCATATCGAATTGTTGTTAACAGTTACACAGCGGCTTCCGCAGCTGCATTAGGTGTGCAAATGCAAGTTAGTGGTTCTCCTACAGCTACTGGATATGCCTTTGTCTATGTCAGCAGTTCATATGTCACGACTTCTACTTATTCTCAAATTGGCGCTACTGGCAGTACTAGTTGGGGGCCATTGTGTATTACTGGTGGTTCCGATGCTGGCGCTTCTGCGTTTGATTTGTTCCTTCCTAAAGTAACTAACAAAACAACTATTTACGGCAACAGAAACGACCCTAGAACTTTAGGAACAGCAGGACCGTTGAGTGGTTATCTTGACAACAACACTTCTTATGACGGCATTTTGTTTTCGTCGGGAGCAACTATTAGCAACTTGACCGTAATCATTTACGGATACAGAAAGGGCTAACAATGTCAAAACCAACTGGCACATTCCACGATGCCTTAACAGGCGAAACCATAGAAAGGGAATTAACGGATGAAGAAATCGCTAATCTGCCTGAGCCTACTGATCTGCTTAGCGCTGAGTAGTTGCGCTGACCGTTTCCGGTACCCATGCCAAGACCCAGCCAAAACCAACACTGCTGAGTGCCAATGCAACCAAGAGCCACGCACCAAAAACAAAGCCCTAGGCGCAGTCGAATCCGCAATCACCACCACCACCATTAAAGA